CCCTCGCCCCTGATTCCACTTGTTTATCAGCAAACCAATCTTGCCAGCCTAACTTGATTAAATCCCATTCATCCTGTATAGTCCCTTCCTTCTCGTCCCATTCTCTTTCAATGCTGTCTAACGCATCATTCCATATATCCCACATTTCCTGGGCCGGTATATCTATTAAGGAAGAAACAAGTCCGCAAGTGGCAAGAAATCTCTCGTCCGTTATGTCTTGAGCACTAAATGTTATTGAACCTTTCCTTATTCTTATTTGGGCTAAGGTCATTTCTTTTACAGTGCTACTCACTTCAATAGCCGGTGCTTGAGGTGTGCTGGAGAATGTGCCTTTTTTGACTGTTACTTTTATTTCCCTGGCTACCTCATCAAACCTTAAGACTATTCGATCTATCCGATCAAGCATGGTGTCGGGCGGATCTATCGCTTTGCTTATCTCTGAATCGTTTTTATACATATAACCCCGAATAAAGGCATACCCCGTATCAATTTTTACACTCAACTCCGGCCCTGGTGTAACTTTTAAACCGACCCTGCCATTTATAGTGTATAAACCATCGCTTAAAAAGCGGGAAAAATACTCCGCAAATTCTGCCGCTGTATATTCCCTTAGATCATCATCAGCACTATTAAAAAACCTGAAATGTTCTGCCATCCCTACACCCCCACATATCTATTCCGGTAGCTAATGGTTACTGCCACGGGCTCCACCGGATCATCGCTACTATACTCGACAATGTTATCACCAGGCTGTAGCTGCCAAAAATGGCTACCTAGGTCTATCCAGTTAAATACGTTTTCACTGTTAATCTCTACCCGCTTAGCCCCAAAATCGGTAGTGATTACTAACAAGTCGCCCAATGCCAACCCACGATTAACCTGGATGTATTGGTCCGTTGTTTTATTAGTTACCCGTGGATTAGTCGCCGGACCTTTAAACTCAATCCGCACCGGCACCCCCACGTCGCTTTGGTTGACAATGTTTACCGTCTTGGGCCCCTTGAGTGCAAAGGTTGTAGGTAGTATAAGGGGGAACGTCATGCCACCAATCCAAGCTACAATTTCCTTGCTTTCAGTAAAAGAATCCAACCAAAAGGGCTGGTGGCAAAGAAGGGTTATTAAATATTTCTGGTAATAGGCGCCTTTATTCCCCCGGCCACTGGGAAAGACAGGGGTGTTTTCCACAACGCCTTTAATTTCTTTGTCTTCATATTTAATCACCACTTCCCCCAGTTTAGGGTTTAATACTCGTTGCATTTTCCGCCTAGCCTCTTTTGCAAAAGAAGAACTATTCCTGGTAATGATCATCCCTTCAATTGAGATGGATCTGTCCCCAAAAACACTGTCAATATAGGTGGAACCATCTTGGTAGGGTGATTTTTGGCTTTCAATATTAACCGGCACTTCCCCCACGCCATCTAATATTTCAAGATAATAGGGTGCGACGTTACCAAGGGTTATACTTTCACCGTGTTTATTTGTTATCGTGACTATTTCCATAGCTGCACCTCCTACCACTCCAAAGCCAACTGTCGGGAAGCATTTTTTATCCTCCGGGCTGCCTCCGAAGGACTTAAAGGAGTAGGGCTATTGATGGTAATATGTTGAGTTATCCCCTGGACCCCGCCCACAAGCTTTTTAGTTTCCTGGTCGTTATATATCCTGCTGCCCCGGGGCAAAGCCACCAACTCCGGGCCCAACTCCCCAACCATAGTTAAACCACCGGGGAAAAAAGAGGTGCCGCTAAAATTAGAAGCAGCACCGCCACTAGTGATTGTGGAAATAACCCGAGTAATCCGCTCCTTAATGCTAAAAACCTTCTCCCTAACAGTGGTGTTATTCCATTCCCGAATGCGGTCAATAGCGCCGCTAATAGCATCTTTAATCCGACCCAGGGCGCTAGTCACTTTATCAGCCATGGCAGAGAACTTACCCCCGGTGATTCTATCCATATTAGTTAAGGCACTATCCCAAGTAGATTTATATGTTTCTGTATAAGCACCTATAAGACCCTTAATGCCTCCCCCATGCTCATCTATTTTATTTTGCATGGTTTGCCAGGTGTTAGCTGTCTTTGCCTTTAGATTCTCCCAGGTTTCAAAAGTTTTGGCCTTAACCTCATCCCAGGTAGTGCCCACATTGGTTTTAATTGTCGATACTGTTTCAGCGGTGTTGGCTTTAATCTCACTCCATTTATCACCCATAATAACCCGAACATTTTCCCATTTTTCTAAGCTATCTGCCTTAATTTCTTCCCAGGTAGCAAAGATATTTTCTTTAATCGCCCGGGCCTTGGCAAAAATGTCGTCCCGCATAACTTGCCACTTGGTCTTTATCTCCCCAGTTTCCCAATCCACCTGATTGACATGCTCCTGGGCCTGGCCTTTAGCTTCTGTAACCACCCGCTGATGCATTGTTTCAGCTTGTCTAATGGCGTCATCCTTTTGCCGGGTGGCCTCTTTGATCAACTTATCAGCCTGTTCTTTGGAAATCGTCCCTGCCACATCCCTTTGGCGGATGATTTCCTTGAGCACCTCATCATATTGTTCCTTGGCAGCTTGAATAGCTCCCTCTTTTTGCTTGATGCTATTTTGAACAACCTCTACTGCTTGCCGGGCTGTTAATTCCGTGGCTTGGGCCCTCATCCGCTCTATAATCGCCTTGGCTTCCACTTCGCTTTCCGTTAACACCTGAACACCACTTTCCACCATGTTCTTTTGAATAGCGTTAATTTCTTCTTGTTCTGCCTTAGTTAAAGCTCTCCTTTCCAAGCTAGCGGAATCCAGGATTTCTTTCATTCTTGCCTCTCCATCAGCTACGGCTTTCTTTCTATCCTCATAGCCCAGCTGCATATTATTTAATATTTGTTCCTGCTCAGCTTGGGATAAAGCGGTGCTAGTAACGAGAAATTCCTGCATTTTCGCCAAGGATTCCTCATGATGTTTGTCAAGCCCAGCCTGTACTTGTGAAGCCATCTGTGAGAAATTACCGGAAATGTTATCTGCCATCTCCTTGGTAACTTTCTCACTACTCCAAGCCAATCTATTTAAGGTTAGAGTGGCTTGGTCATTTAATTCCAAAAATCCGCCTACCGCTTGTCTGGTTGATGCAGATATTTCATCACCGAATAAGTCCACAGCGGGAATACTTTCTTTACTAAGGTGTTTATATAAAGCCGCCCCTGCTGCGGTGATTCCGGCAATAGCGGCAACTGCAATTCCTATCGGGCCACTGAGTACCGTAAAAGCACTAGCTAGTGCCCCAACCGCTGGTGTAGCAGCAGCGGCTCCGCTAGTGGCTACTGCAAGTGCCCCGGATACTGTAGATAGGAAACCTATTACGGAACCTATGCCGGCTATGAGTTTTCCCCCTATGAGTAATAGCGGGCCAATAGCCGCAGCAAGGGCAGCAACCGTTACAATCGTCCCTTGGGTAGCGGGTGTAAGATTTGCAAACCAATCTACCATTCTTTGAAGCATCTCCACCAGAGACCGTAAATGAGGGATGAGTATTTCATATATTTGTATACCTACACCCTCCAAGGCCGATTTTAATAAAACAATTTCCCCCTGGAGGTTTTCCTGCATTACATCTGCCATCTCTTTAGCACTACCAGTATAATTACGGGTTGCGTCCGTAAGCTTGGCATAATCTTCTTCACTGGCATTAATGATAGAAAGCATACCTGCCATAGCCTCTTTCCCAAAGATGGTGGCAGCATATTGGGCCTGCTGTTCCTCTGTTAAGCCGGCAAATTTAGCTCTTAACTCATCCATTATTTCTTTAAAAGGTAGCATTTCCCCATTAGCATCCGTAATGGAAATACCCAGGCCCTTCATGGCGGTAGCCATTTTATCTGTGGGGTTAGCCAAGTTAGCAATAGCTGTTTTTAAGGAAGTTCCTGCCTGGGAGCCTTTGATTCCTGCATTGGCCATCAACCCCAGGGCTAGGGCTGCATCTTCCGCCGAGTATCCCAAAGCACCAAAGAGAGGGGCTACATATTTAAAAGATTCTCCCAGCAGGGCCACGTTGGTATTACTGCTAGATGATGCTTTTGCTAAAAGATCGGCAAACTGGGAGGCTTCTTTTGCTTCCATACCAAAGGCGGTTAAGGCGTCAGTGACAATATCGGAAACCAACCCCAAGTCCTCGCCACTGGCCGCAGCTAACATCATGACCCCTTCTAGACCATCTAGCATCTGGCTAGTATCCCAACCGGCCATGGCCATATATTTTAGCCCTTCACTAGCCTGAGTTGCAGAAAATTTAGTGGTTGCCCCCATTTCCTTTGCCTTTTCTTCTAACCTTCTAAAGTCATTCCCAGTGGCCCCACTAATAGCTGCGACTTCACTCATCCCAGTTTCAAAATCGGAACCTACTTTTACCGTAGCTGCACCCAGCCCCATTAGAGGTGCCGTAATTTTCATGGATAAGTTTTTACCAATGGTGGTCATTTTCTGGCCTACATCTTGCAAGGACTGACCTAGGGGCTCCAGGCTTTTACTGAGCTCATACCAGCCTGTGGATTGGACCTCAATCTCCCTATTAAGTTTCTTTAGATCCTGCTCCATATAATTTAGCTGGGTCTTAGCCCTATTCAATTTTATCTCTAAATCCTGGGTAGCCTTGGCATCAGCCCCTTTAGTTTCTAGAGACTTTTGATGCGCAGCTTTAAGGGCCTCTACCTTTTGTCTTTGCAGTTCCGTTTGTTTTGTTAAGCTGTCAGACCTTAATTTTAGACCATCTAATTCTTTTCCATGCTTGCCCATCTCGCTACTTGCCAGCCTAAACTCAGATTGTACCTTGCGCATCTCCCTGTTTAAGCCACTAATACCGTTTTGAAAGCCGCTGCTATCTAGGCCAATTTTTACATTTAGTTGCCCAATCTCTTTTGCCACTTATCTCACCACCTTTTGGGCATAAAAAAAGCACCTTCCAATCAAGTGCCTACAAAACATTATCTATATACACTTTTTCATCTATATGTTTTCGATTAAGCAAGCTAAGATAGTAGATAATGTCCATGGAATCAATGTCATTTAAAGTCCATCCCTGTTCTAAGAGGGCTAAATAAAGCCGATCAATAAATTCCTGGGGCTCTATGGCATTCCCCGCTACTCGTTTTTTCCCTCACCTGCTGTGACTTCCCCAACTGCGCCTACCACTTCATTGATACATTCGGTGATGGTGGGAATTAAATTTTTGGATGCCAAACCGTCATAAAGCTCATCACGGGTGAACTGGTTGCCAAATAACTCCACAATATAATCCATCAATTTATCCAGTTCGGCGGGGGAGATATTAGCAAAGTTTATTTCTTGGGATACGGCAATAGTTCGCCTTACCATCCGAGCACTAATAAAACCTGCTGTAAAAGTTTTATCCTTGCCCTTGACTTTTAGCACAATTTCCATTTTTATATCCCCTCCTAAAATCCGTGTTCAGATATACTACCTGGCACCTGTTCAAACCAGGTGCTTCCCCCTATAAAATCCTTTCCATCTTCATCGGCCGTATGTTTCCATTCTCCATCGTGGACCCGGGCCATGAAGGTGAGTTTCACTTGGGGCGTTTTATGCTCCACGCTATCCTTCTTGGTAGAAAAATCTTCAGCCATTGGCTGGGCTACCCCTTTTAATAGCCACACATAACGATATTCACCATTGGACTTTAGACTTCTAAAACCTAAGGCAATATGGGGTGGGATATCAGTTGCTTTTTCAATTAATACTCCATCTTTCAGCTCATTTCCTAAAATTTTAGCCCGCACAGCTAATGGCAAATCTGCTGTTTCTACTTCCACATCAATCTTACCTAAGGTGGACACTGATTCCCATAACTGGTCATCTGCATAAAGTTCCTGGGTGCCAACCTCGGGGTTAATAGTAGCATTAATCGCTCCCGCTATGACCTCAGGGGTCTCATAAATCAATTCTTCTTTAGTGTCCACAGTTAAAATAGCAAAGTGTAAATCCTTTAAGCCTACTTGTGCCATTTTACGACACCTCCTTTAAAAATCTCATAACCTTGTGGTATATTTCTAAATCCTCTTCATACAGATCATAGAAATTCTGTTTGCTAAAGCCTGCCGCCAACATATTTTCATAGACGCTTCCAACAAGCTCTGTATAATCTGCCCTGCTCCACACATCAACTTGCACATAATAGCCATTGACATACTCCACATCATCGGCATATCCCTCGGGCTTATCCAAATAGGTGAAAAAGGTAATGTAAGTGTCAGCAGTCCCAGTATAGGTTTGAAAGCGTACCGGTACCCCTATTTTTTGTAAAGCGGCCATCACCTTTTGGTTAATATTCATAAGCCCAACCCTTTTCTTAATTCCTCTGCTATTTTTTCCACCGCATTTTCTTTTGAGTTATGATAGGCCCGGGCCATAAAGGGATTAGCCTTCATTCTTACAGTACCAAATTCTACAAATTTACCGTACCACCCCTCTTTACCAGGACCCACCTCCACATGTTTTACCCCATCCTTGGTTTTGACCCTAGAGGCGGTGACACTTTTTTGTAAGGTGCCGGTTCTATGGGGAGCTTCTTGTTTAATAGCTTCTTTTACTATTGCACCTGCTTCCCGCAAGGCTTTATTTTCGATCCGGTTTCCCTTGGCGCCAAGCTTTTCTACCTCGGTAATTAAATCTTCAATACCTTCTAATTTAAGATACGCCACTGGCTTCCACCTCCAACGCTTTAATCTCTATGAATCTATTCTGGTATTTTATATTATCAATAGCTGTAATGTTGTACTGGCGACCCTGAAAAAGTATCCCCATGGAGGTATCAAGGTTTGCTAGGTACCTGATAATAAATTTCACTGTCTTTTCCGCTTGAATAGCGGCGGCAGCGAAATACTCCCGGCCATGTAGGTTACTTACAGCTGCCCAAACAGTTTTATAATCTTCCCAAGTTTTTTCCTCAAAACCTCCATCGTTAACCCTGGTAGTTGGTTTTTGTAAAGTGATCCTATGCCTTAAATCTCCAATCTCCATCAACTTCACCAACTTTCTCTGCGGTAGGCGAAAAGGAGCCGTTTCAACACATCCAATGTTTCTTGAATTTTGGCCCCTTCCCGTTTTTCATACATGGTTGCTACCGCATAAAGCAGGGCCTGCTCTACTGTTTTTGGTAATTCTTCAAACTCATTTAGGGGAAAACGCAGTATGCCCTCACATAGTTCCTGAGCAGTGTCTAAAAAAGAAACGATGAGGGCATCCTCCTCATCACCATCAATACGTAGATAAAGTTTTATTTTTTCCAAGGAAAGCACACCCTCACCTCCCTTTTGTTAGCCCGATTTCATCAACCCGGCAGATTTAAGTTTAACCAACAAGGCGTTAAAGTCATCCTTCAAGGCATCAATGGTGGTGGCCTCACTATCAGACTGGTTTGCCGCCGGTTTAAGCTCCTTGCCTTGAAAAGTAAGCTTGCCACCTTTTTCTATTTCCAACTCTCCACCTATAATCCATTTAATCCCGCCCTGCACATGATAGTTTTTAACATTACCCATCTATCCTCACCTACGCCTTCATTTGTAGAATTTTTACGGCTTCCCTTAGGATCAGTTTTCCATCCACCCGCTGGGTAGCCCGAAAACCCACCTGACCAGTTGCCGCATAAAGCTCACTTAATCGCTGGAAAGCCCGGCCTTGGCGATCCGCTATCCAATAATAACCGAAATCCCCAAAGGCGATTACTTTAGCCCCGGATTCAATAGTGGGCACATAGGCTGAGGTCCTAACCGGGCGATTTAAAAGAGTATCCGGTTCCCCTGCCTTTACCGAAGGCTGCCAGAGATACTGGCCCTGACCATCTTTCAGTTTGCGGATTTCCTTCACCGTCGCATCGTTGGTAATGAAAGTAGCCCGCTTACGATAAGGAGATTTTAAAGAGTAAAAGAGATCAAAAATCTCATCCATTTTGATATTAGCCGTAGAGGTAGTCGCTCCAATCTCCCCACCATAATCGTCAGTAAAGATGCCGGTGGGTTTGCCACTACCACCACCTGCTAAAAATGCTTCTTCTTCCTTAGCCCCAATGCGGCGAGCAAATTCCCTGGCTATATAGCTTTCTAGATTAAAGATGCTATCGTTTAGCAGTTCCTCCGAAACCTTGATCATGGTAGCCACTTTATAAGCGCCAATAGAGACCTGGCCAAAGGTATCATCGTCTTCCGGAATGGCACCTTCTTCATCCACCCAGGCGGCGGTCCCTTTGGAAGCCACCACCGGGATTTTCTTATCCCCACTGGAAGTGGTAATCACTTTGGCTAGCTGGCGCATAATATTTTCTTCTTCTAATGCCTCTATTAAGGTGCGTTCAAATTCATCGGGTACTAAATACCCGCCTTCAGAATCTGTGCCAACTGTTAGTGCATTGCGGACTTCATAATCACCCCGATTGCGCATGTGTTTCCAGAAAGCTTTGGTATATTCATCTGTGGCCCGGCCTTGTCTTTCTTCCCCTACACCAGGCATTGTCCTTAAGGGTAGACTTGTGGCTTTAGATAGTTCCAGATCAAGAGCTGCCTGGCGCTCTAAACGCTCAATCTCCTTGCCCAAGTTTACAACTTCGGTTTCCATCTTTTCATAAGTAGCAGCATCCTCTGCTGATAGCAGATCATCTTCCCCTCGTCTTTCATCTAAAAAAACTTTAGCCTTTTCCCAAACCCTAGCTCTTTTTTCCCTGAGTTCTGTAATCTTACTCATTTCTTCTTCCTCCTTGCTTATTTAATTAGTTCCAGTCTTTTCACCAGCTGTGTATATGAAACGCCATCGTGTTTGCTTTCTATTTTGGGCGGCAACTTCCGAATTAGCGCGTTTACCACGGTAACTTTGTCAAACATAAAATCTGCTACCTGGGGCGGCGCTTCTTGATAAAGGATTCCATCAGCAAATCCTAACTCCACCGCCCTGCCGGCACTGAACCAAGTCTCAGCATCCATCATTTCAGCGATTTGTTTTCGTTCTAAGGCTGTTTTTGCTTCAAAAGCATTGATGATGGCCTCTTTAACTTCCGCCAGCATTGCAATACCTGTTTGCATATCCCTTTCTTCACCCCAAACAAAGGTACTTGGGTTATGGATCATCAGCATGGCTGTTGGGGACATAAGCACCTGCTCACCTGCCATGGCAATAACTGCAGCAGCGCTAGCAGCAATACCATCAACCTTGACTGTGACTTGCCCGGGATATTCTTTAAGCATGGTGTAGATTTGACTGGCGGCAAAAAAATCACCCCCTGGTGAATTGATCCAGACGGTGATGCTCCCGGTATCCGCTTCTAATTCTTTTTTAAATTCTTTAGGGCTTATATCATCTTCAAACCAGCTTTCTGGAGCGATGTAACCATCCAGATAGAGCATCCTTCCTGTTTCGTTTTTAATCCAGTTCCAAAACTTCTTTATCCTCCTCACCCCCTGCTTTTCCCTTCATATAGGCACCTACATCTTTAAGTTTTAACATGTTGCCGTTCACCATATAGGTATCTCCCCCTTCTGTTGCTGGTATAGGATTCATATTTTCTAGGTTTCTCACATCGTTGGGGGACATAAAACCGTTTTGAATTCCAATGGCATAACCTTTCATGCGGGATTCATAATCTCCCCTTAAAAGACCATCTACCACAAAGCTCGCAAAATACTTCCCTTTTTCAGCCTCGCTAAAGAGAGCACAGTTAAAAGCTTGCTCCAACCGCACCAACCAGGGCCTAATGGTATGCACCACAAAGCTAATTGATTGATGCTCAATATTACTAAAAGTGGCCCGTTCCAAATTTGCCACTAAGTGGGGCGGCACCCGAAAGATACGACAAATTTCTTCTATCTGAAACTTACGGGTCTCTAGAAATTGAGCTTGCTCCGGAGGGATGCTTAAAGTCTTAACATTCATACCTTCTTCCAGCACCGCAACCTTATGGGAGTTTTCGCTACCACGGTAAATTTTGTTCCAACTCTCTCGAATCTTCTCCGGGTCTTTCAAGATTCCCGGATGTTCTAAGACCACACTAGGCCGGGCATCATTGGCAAAAAACTTGGAACCGTATTCTTCTGTGGCTAGGGCCATACCAATAGCGTTCTTGGCCATTGCAATAGGGGAGTAGCCCACTAGCCCATCAAAACTAAGACCCGGAACGTGCAGCACTTCTTCTTTGCGTAAAAAATATTCCCGGCCGTCTTTCAAATAGCGGTAATAAAGCCTGCCTTTCCCAGTACGCCCCACCTCCATCCGATCCGGCAGCAAAGGGTAAAGGCCGATCACCTGTCCTCTACCATCTCGGATAATTTGGGCATAGGCGTTGCCCCAAAGTAAAAGATGACCCATCAGCGTTTCTCTAAACACAAATGAGGTCATCTCTGAATTTGGCTGGTCATGGAGTAGGCAGTAAAGCCTATGGTCCAATGCTTTTTCCTTTCCCTGCCCAACACGCCGGTAAACATGCAGAGGTAATGAAGCAACAGTTTCTGATATTACCCGTACACAAGCGTAGACCGCTGATGTGGTCATAGCCGTACGCTCATTGACAGTCTTTCC